TTCGGGAGGCAGAGGTCGTAGGTTCGAATCCTGCTATTCCGACCAACTATTTCAAGGACTTGCGAGAAATCGCAGGTCCTTTCTAGTTTCTAACCCCAGTCGATAACCACTCTGGTAATCACACGCTGCAACTCCAAAACCTCACGCGATGAATTCCCGCCTCTTTTTAGCTCAGGGCAAACGCACGAAAGCACCTATCAGAACGCCATTCCTAATAGCCTTTTCCTAACGGTGTGCGCCGTTGGCGTAGCCCCCGTTGCGACGATCTTCGCGTCGGTAATCAGCGCAATTTTGCGCCCGTTGGCGTCATGCAGATTTGCACAGCGGTAAAGGTGGGAATTCCCATATTAAGGCGTGGTCAGAACGGCCACACCTTGGAGTGCCTGCCACCGCCACAATGTCGAAGTGACGCGCAGGCTGTCGGGGTTTTCTTGAAGTGGGGCACTCGCCGACTAATCCCCATCGCTGCTATCGGAAGCCAGCGACCACTACACTTCCTGCTTTGATCGGCTCACGTCTCAGACAGCCATATCGCACCGCGTCGGCAGCGTGGTCCGGGCCGGTACTCTCCAGGTCTTCGACGCGCTTCTGGTCTCGAGCGAGATAAGGCACGGTGTCCCAGAAATACCGGCAGTGCCGGGCGATGTAGAGCCCAGGGCGATCAGGTTTCCCCGCTTCGGCGAGTAGGCGGCGCATGATGTTCCAGCCGGTCAGACGATCCGCCTTGCGGGCAGGCTCGAAGGTCACTCCCTCCTTTCGGAACTCGTCGGCAATGCTGCCAGCCCCGGAGCCGGTACGGGCGAAGATGGCATCGTCAGCCACACCCTTTGGCTTCACGTCCCATTCAAGGCACCACTTCTTGATCTCGTCGGCCATGACGGGAACGGTCCAGCCTAGCCCCGCGTTCAGGTTCTCCCGGCGATTGGTCGCCAGCTCGTCCACCAGGACAATCGAATCTCTCGGGTAGTGCTGACCATCCGGGCCAATAGCACCAGGCGACACGGCACAGATATAGGTCACTGACGGGGCGCTGGAGCCGAAGTCGTGGCAGAGATAGACAATCCAGTCTTCGGGAATGTGATCCCACGGCGCGGTGGCGTTGCGGTTCTCGTCGATGACGTTGGCGAAGTACGCGCCACGGTTTACCGCCCAGTCGCCATCGATCCACGCTCGCAATAGCTCGGGATCGTCCGGGCACGCGCTTTGTAGCTGGTCGCGATATTGATCGGTGTCGATGAATTGATTGCCGATGAAGGTCGAGGGCGCGTAGATCCACTGGCGTTTCGACTTGTCTTCATGGAACGGCTTCCACGGCTTCTCCTGAAAGACGTAGCGTTTCGCCAGCCAGTGATGCCCAGGGCCGCCGGGGTTGGCTGCCACCACGACTCTGACCGGCATATCGGCGGGGCCGCGCAGGTTGGATCGCATGATGTCCAGCAGGTCGGGCAACGGGTACTGTCCGGCTTCATCCACCATCAGCAGGGTGAAGGATCGGCCCTGATACTTCGTGTAATCGGCGTGGCTCTCAAGCTGGCCCAGCTCCATATAGCCGTTATTGGGGAAGCGCCAGACGTGCTCCCCGGCGTTGTAGCGTGCGCCCGTGCCGTAAACCATGCCGAATAGCTCGCGGGTAATCAGCTCGAAGTCAGCAAGCCCCTTGTAGGTTCGCCGAAGATAGAGAATCCGGGCGCGATCGCCGTACATTTCAACGTGACGCATCGCCAGCAGTGCCAGGGTGTACGACTTGCCGCCACCACGGCCACCGCCCAGGAACACGTCGTACTCCTCGGGCAGTTGCAGCACTTTTTGCTGAAACGGGTTAAGGCTAATCGTCTCCACGATCCACCTCCCCGTTAATCACCTTGGAAAAGTCCTCGACGGACTGCGGCCCCGGTAGATTGAATGTCACTGATACTCGGTTGGCCAGGTCGCCTTGATCGCCTTCGCGATACCCGTGGCGGCATTTCAGCAGGAAGATGGACGCCGTGACGTTACCGGCCCTTGCCTGCTCCATCAGTGCGCCGTGCAGCTCGCCATGCTCACGCTCGCGGCCTTCATCCAGCGCCTTTTGAATCTCGGGGTAGTTCTCTCGCCAGGCGCGGAACAGGTCAGCGGAGATATTCAGCCCGTTAGCGATACCTTTGATGGAGACGCCGTTCTTTGACATCTCCAGAACCTTATCGGCAGTGTGCTTCGGGGGTTTCTTCTGCGAAGCGGTACACTTCACGCGGTCGGGTTTACCAGCCATGACAGTCTCCAAATGGCCCCCGAAGGGGCCTTATCCGATTCAAGCGATCTTGGCTTTCAGGAACGCCAGATTGACGGCCTTACGCTCGGCGGTGCGCAGCCAGTGCGACGGATCGGCCAGTTCGGCCAGGGTCGGAGACTCGTCGGCGATGTCGCCTTCGGCCCAGCTAAAGCCAGCCGGATGAATCGCGACGTTCAGGCGGGAATGCAGGATTTGCTGACCACCACCACGACCGGCGGACGGGATGTCCTCGGTTTGCGTGCCTTCGGCGATGGTTGGCTCGGCCAGCGCGTAGCCCACGGCACCAGCCCCGAACAGCACGGACGTGAACTCCCCGGCTTCGGTGTCAGCGGGTAGGCCATCATCCACGATGGTCGCCAGCCCCCGGAAGGTGGCGATGGTGCCGCCTTGGCTGTCGGGAATGAACTCGATTAGGTCATTCTTGAGCGCACGGCGGTAGATGGCGGAGTGCATCGCGATCCCGGTCAGATTGCTCAGCGAGTCGCCCAGCGTGCCGGTGGCGTCGATGACAGCTTCGGCACCGAAAACAGCAGCCGCGCCAGTCTCGCCGGTAATGTCCAGCACCATATCTCCGGAGTTATTGGCGATATTTCCCGCCATAACGCCATTGAGAGACGCGATAAGGCGTCGCTGCATCTGACGGTCCCAGTAGGCTTGCACGCGGCTCTGGATGCGCTGTAGGGCGTTATCCCCGGCAATCTCGGAAGCCAGATTCATCGCAGACCATGACTTGTGCAGGAACGACTTGCGGACAATCTGCTTGCCGCTACCGATCTTGCTTGGCGTGGAGTGAATATCTGGATCATCGTTAACGATGTCGGCTTCGTCGTCGCCCAGGTCGAGCCAGTACGGAACGGAAAAAGCGTGAGCGCCAGCACGAAGCTGTCGAGCGATCTCGGGGTTATTCACCGCGACACCGGATTGGAACAGTGCCGTCTTCTGCATCGTCTCTTGCAGAATGTAATCGGTGAAAATTTGCGGTTCGATAATGTCGGTTAGGCGTGTAACGGCCATGATGAATCACCTTGATAATAAGGATTGAGTGATTCTCACGGACCACAGGTCTCGGGAGGGTTCGCCACAGGCGATCAAGTCCCAGCTTGTGCGGCTGGTGCGCATCTCCCACAGGGAGGAAGGGTAACGAAAGGCAGCCCCACAAGGGCCGCCAGTCGATACAGAAATTATATCACCGCATGCCTAATTGTGGGCGATTGAGCGTCTTTTCTTGCGGCTTATTGTCATTGGCCGGTGGGCGCGGTGCGCTTCGATAAGTGCTGCCCGTTGCACCGCTTCCCGTGGGCTTCGGCATGAAGTAACGAATATCTTCCAAGCCCCTTTCATGAATCAGGTCATGCAGGTTATCGAAAGTCAGTTCTCGCGGGTGATGTTCTTCGCCATGCTGGCCCACCTTGACGGCTTTCAGCGTGGGATTGCCGTCCTTGTCGTTGATGTAGAACTTCCCATCCTCGCCACGGGCAATATCGAAGTGCTCCGAAAATGTCTGGCGTAGGGCGCTGGCAGCCGGGCAGACGCTCTTGAAGAACTCGTTTACCGGCTTCTCGAACGTCAGTTGATGGATTTGGTCGGCAAGCTCGCCTTTCTCGGCCTCCAGTTTTTCGACCTGCTCCTTTAATCCCTCAGATTCACGGGATTTCTTGGCGCGTTTCAGCTCGTCCAGCAGCTCGGCATTCTTCGCTTTCAATGCTTCGTTTTCGGTTTGTAGTGCTTCGATGGTTGCTTCAGACATGCTCGTCACCTTTGAGTAGTTTGGTGATAATGAGATTGGCCGCTCGGCGACCGGCGTTTTCCTGCTTCACCGCACTTTGCTCAGCATCGTGGCCCCGTCTCCAGGTTTCGGCGTAACGCTCTGCCAGCCGTTGCTGGATGCGTGGATGGAGCCGGTATAGCCCACGGGCGACGTGGGCCTTGTCCTCGGGTAGCAGCGGGCAGCGCTGGGCGATCCAGTCGAGCCAATCGGGCACTTCCTCGCTGTAGGTAGAATCGTCCGCAACTTGCGCAACTTTGCCCCCCTGAAAATCCCCTGAAAGTTGCGCTGTTTTTGGGGCGTCGGTTGCGTCGTGGTTGCGTTGCTGGTTGCGCTCCTTTCTCTGCAAGTAGCTGTTCGCAAGGGATTTTAAGTCCCCGGTTGCGTTGGCAGTTGCGCAGGATGCTTCAAAAGTTGCGCTTGTTTCTTGTGAAAGTTGCGCGTTGCGTTGCCTAGGGGGCGCAACCCGCAACTTTTGATCGCTGGCGATCATGGCTTAGCCTCCTTTTTCGGCGTTTTGGGTTTGGTGTAAAGCCCTTCCCGTTCGGCGCGTTTGGCATGGCGATTGACGTTGGACTTGTTAATCTCCAGCTCGCGGGCGATCTCTGATTGCGTAAGCCCTTCGTTCAGCAGGCCCACCACACGCTGATAGGTGCTGTCTTGTAGCGACTGATAAGCCCACGAGATACGGCCATCGGGAGCGGTTGTAAGCTCGATCTCGCGGCTTCTGGCGTCCTCGCCGTAGAACCCCCGGTTCTTCTCGAAGTGAAGCTCGAACTTCGCGCCATTGGCGCCTTCATCCCCACTGGGGGGCTTCAAGCCAATGACGGTATCAAGCACGTCCTCGCGGCGGCTGGTGCCGCGTTGTTGCCCGCCTTTGCCAGCATGGTGGACGAACAGTACCGTCTTACCCTGTGCCCGCATTCGAAGCGCCCATTCCTGCACGCCGATCCAGCTTTCGCCCTCGTTCTCCTTTCCGCTTCGGCAAAGCGTCGCGATGTTGTCCACGACGATCAGCTGGGCGGAGTCGGTGAAGGGCATGATGGCTTGCTGGCCTTCCAGTGACGCCAGGTCGGGCATTCCCCTTGGCTGGAGGTCAGGCGTCAGGATTTGCAGGTTTTCCGGGGCAGCCTGATAGGGGCAAGACTGGATAATCGACGCGAAGCGCTCCTGTAGTGCTACGCCGGGCATCTCGCCATCGAGATAAAGCACTTTGATCGGCTCGGGAGATTCCCAGCCCAGAAACTCACCACCAGCCGCACAGGCGTAGGCAACGCCCATCGCTACCCACGTCTTGCCGATTCCTCGCGGGGCGTAGATCATTGCCAACCCGCTGCTAGGCAGCCAGGGAGATAGCAGCATCGTGCGCTCTGGTAGCTGCATCTGGATGAAGTCACCCAGGCTCACCGCCTTGAGCCGCATCTCATCGGCGGTTTCCTGTACTGCTTGGGCGATCTTAAGAAGATCAGGGGCGGCGCTCATAGACTCACCTCCCCACCAAGCAATGCCAGGTCGTTGAAGTCCGTCACGCCATCGGCAGCTTCCGGCCAGACGCAGCGGCCACCAACGGCGGCGGCGGCATCGAGGCCAGCTTTGATCCCAGGATTCCCGGCGGTCTGGTGGTCGTTATCAGCACAGACGATGATGGTGATAGCGGGATACCGGGCTCGCAGGCTTTCAGCCACGGCACGAAGGTTCCCGGCGTTCATTGCACACGCCACCGCGTAGCCGGTCGCCATGTTCAGCGTCGCGCCGGTTGCCCAGCCTTCCGCGATCAGTAGCGGCTGGTCGTCGTGGATCACGCCAATGGGGTGATAGCAGCCCTTGACGCGACCACCGGGGCGAAAGCGTTTACCGCCGTCATGGGCGATGTATTGGAAGTTAACCAGACGTTCGCCATCGGTCAGCGGCACCACCAGCTTGCTGCCTTGCTGGCGCAGCCCCAGCGGCTCTACACGCTTTTTAAGCAGGTAGGGGCGGTTCGGGTTGGCCTTCAGCAGCGTCGGCCACTCAGAGCGGCATAGGGAAGCCGTCAGGGCGTTCTGACGGGCTCTATCGGCGTCTCGTTCACGCTTGGCCTGCTCGGCTCTCTCGCGGGCTCTCCGGGCCGTCTCTGGGTCGGGATCAGCGTCGGGGAAGATGTAGCGGGGTTCGAAAAGCCCGAAGGCTCCCCAGCAGCCGAAGTCATACCGGCACGAATACCAGATACGTTTATTGCCACGGCGGTTATCAGGATGATCGAGTCGGTGGATAGCACCATCGGCAATGGGGGTGACGGCAAGGCCGGTATGGGTCACAATGTCGTCAGCCAGCTTCGTTTCGACTGCGAATTGGTTCCCAAATGTATGCCTTGCCGCCCACTGGCTCCCCCCGGTGGGCGTTCTTTTTTGTGGAGTCATTCGCCCACCTCTCTCAGTCGCGCCAGGCGACGTTCCAGAATGGATGCCAGCGTTGCTCGAAGCTCGTCGCTCTCTTCGGGTGCCAGGCACAGCAAGCCATATTGGGTTTCGATATCGCCGATGGCCGGCACCTGCTTGGCGATGGCGTAGCGCGTCACGGCTTTGGCGTCTTCGATGTCGGATGCGCCGATCTCGTCGAGGAGGTCATCGATTGTCATGACTGGCCTCCCATCCAAGGTTCTCGACTTCGCGCTGTAGCTGCGCTTGCTCGTTGGCGTCGGTCAGGCCGTGGGCGATGGCTTCATCAGCGGTCAGGAATCGATCATCGAACTGGAAACGGATTTGGTCGGTGCGCATGTCGCGCAGAATTGCGGCGGGCATCATTGGGCGGACTCCCGACGTGCGCGAACAGCAGCTCGCAGCTTGCCCATGGCGCGGTATTTCTGGCGCTTGGCTCGCTGTAGCTCGTCGTACTGGATTTGAGTGGCGCGTCGCGCGTGGTCGAACTCGGGAGCATCGGCAGTCATGCGGCCGGCCGGTCGACCGTAGGCATCGAAGTGGTGCTCGAGCGCGTTGCTGTAGCGGATACGATGATGCTCTACGCCTTCCTCGGCTTCGATCAGATCGAGTGCCAGGCGGTTGATGGTTTGGAGTGTGGTCATCGTGCAGCCTCCGTCTTGGCATTGACGGAGAGCCAGCGATCCAGCTCGGCTATGTCGTAGCGGATGTTCCTACCGATATTGATATGGGATGGTGGGGTTACGCCTGCCAGCACCTTAAGGTGCCGCGATTGGCGCAGAGTGGCGGGACGAAAGCCTAGATACTCGGCGGCTTCGCGCTCCGTGAGGTAACTACGAGTGATTTGGGCTACTGCCATTTCCAGTTTCCTGTAAAGGGCCAGCAGCAGGGAGGCGGGAAAAGCGATACTTGTTAGCTTTGAGCTAACCGGATACGCTTATAGGCGTGCCCATGCGCTGACGCATATGCACAGACGCTCTTTGACAAGCAGACTTGGATACCGCGCATTGCCTGCCAGGGCTTCGCGCACGGTGTCTTCGTCTGTTTTTTTGTCTCTAGCGTCATAGCCTCACCTAGTGCTGGCTATTGCTGAAGGGAGGGCAAGATTCGCGGCGATCAAACTTTGAATTCTTGCCTTCCCCGTCTTTTGCGCCTCGACTTCGGTCGAGGCGTTTTCATTTGCCCGTCTTGTCGATTAACGCCGTTACAGAATAGCCTCGGTCGATTGGTGCTTCAATCCCTTTCATATATTTTTTAACAGTTGAATCACCCCCCGATACGTTCACGTATCAGTTGTGCTTCTAAAGCCGTTAACCGATGGTTCAGAGAGACGAGTTAAGCTGTCTTAAAGCCTAGCTCTGCCAATATCACGCTCTGTGATACTACAAAACGCATTGCCTTTCTTCCGTAATCACTGCTTACCACCACCGGCCTTTTCCCGCTACAACCCGCGTGGATACAAGGTTTCCTTGTACCCTTTTGGTACATACCTCCATTTTTCCCGGATAGCTTTCTTCACTGGCTGTCGTCTTTAATCGTCTGGTTAATGGCTGACGTGATATGCGCAGACGCATATGAGCGAACTCATATCCAGACCATTGCAGCGATGCACGGCGATTCACAGCGTTGCAGTGCTCTCCAGTGCTCTCCAGTGCTCCGGAATAGTCCGCCACCTTCCGCTGCTTTCCGTTCCGGCAGCGCATGGTTAATCATTTGTTGAATCTTATCTCTCAAGGTCATCGATTGCTCGTCGAGGTCTACTATCTCGCTGGAGTTTTGTCGTGTAACGCGGCGTACAGCACGTTGAAGACGACGAAAAAGACGCTCTTCTCGACGAATCTCTACGCTTATTCACGATCCGCCTAACCTTCTCGGGGTTTGCGGGGGTAGCCGTCACCCATGCGTTTTGGAAAATTTCATCGCCACCACGTTGTCCGGCTCGACCATTACCTGGCTGGCGATCAGCGCCCCCCAGGCTTGCCAAGCTGCTTTCTGCTCGGCAGCGTACTGTGATCGCTGATAGGTGGCGACCAGGGCGTCCTCGGGAGCATGGTTAAGCATTCGCTCGATAACGTGCGGCTGGACGGCGCAGTGCTCGCCCAGGCCGGTCGCGAACGTGCGGCGTAGGTCGTGGCCGCTGAATGGCTCCATCTTGCCTAAAGGGGCCTTCTCGTCGCGCTTGCGTGTCTTGCGGCCTTGGATTCTCAGTACGGCGGTCGTCAGGCTGGAATCACCGACAGGCTGGCCTTCGACGCGGCCCTCGAACACGTATTCACCGTGCCGGGGTATGGATTGCAGTAGCTCGACGGCGGTATCGGATAGATAGACGACGTGGGCCTGGCGATTCTTCGTGTCGGTATCGGGGATACGCCACACGGCCTTGTCCAAGTCGATGTCGCTCCACTTGGCTTTCAGCAACTCCCCACGGCGCTGGCCGGTCAGGATCAGCAGCCGAATGGCGTTCTTGATGGTATCGGAGAGGCCAGATTGATCGAGGGCAGCCCAAACTTGGCGAAGCTCCACCAGGGATAGGTGGCGCTTCCTCGGCGCTCCCTTGCTGGCTCCAATCTTGGAAGGTTCGATACCCACGGCAGGATTGATGGTGATTTGCCCGCGATCCAGGGCGTAGCCGAACATCGAGCGGAGCATCGTGAGGCACTTCCGGGCCTGCTCGCGTGACTTGTCTTCGGCCACTTCGATGATGACGGCCTTCACTTGCTGGGGACTGATACCTTTAACCAGGAACTCCCCTAGCTGGTCGCGAAGGTAGTATCCCCAGCGCCATGTGGTTTGCTCGACTACCTGCTCGGACGGCGGGCGCTTCGTGCGGATGGATGGAGCCTTGGCGTAGCTGACGATCCACTGGTCGAAAAGCTCTTGCATCGACCATGCGGCCTGATTCTCTGCCTTCTGTTGGCGTCTGACGCGCTTGGGGTTGATGCCATCGGCCAGCAGATTGCGGACTTCGGCGTGCTCGTCCCGCGCTTCCTTGAGCCCCATAGCCGGAAAGACACCGATATTCAGAGCGTCCTGCTTACCGCCGAAACGATAGCGGACATACCAGGATCGGCTACCGCCAGTGCTGACTCGAATAGCCAGCCCGCCGCCGTGTGGGCTTTTCACAGACTCCCAATAAACGGTCGATTCTGGCTTGAGGGATTGAATCTGGCGGTCGGTGGTTATCACGGCTGGCTCCAGGCTGTTACCACTCTAGTAATCACCATTGGAGTCTATAACCACTTACATCGATAGACAAGCATAGACATGAAAAAGGCTGTAAGCACTGATATTACGGCGATTTCATCGTCTATCCGAATCTCTGAAAATCTGTGAGTTTTGCTTTCGGGAGGCAGAGGTCGTAGGTTCGAATCCTGCTATTCCGACCAAC